CCAGATCGGCCCGAACGAATGCCTCGACATCAAGTGAGGATTGCAGCAGGAGCTTGCGGGAAATTTTGGTGATTGCCGCCTGGGTTTTGGGGGTTAGGGCGACCTGGTCAAATGACTGGTCGGACGCGGTGCCGTCGGTGGACTCGCCCACCCAATAGGTGGTTGCCCCGCCTGTCTGCCTGGGTATTGCAACATCGCCTACCAGCCCGGACAGGACCCGTGCCCCCATACGCTTGGTCAGCATACGGTTTTGCAAAAGATCAATAAAGGATGAGGTTAAAAGTTCCGTTGCCACCAGGTGGCCGCCAGCCGTGGCGGTACCGACGGTGAGTTCTCTTTTTTGCACATCCAGGGGCACAAACACGCCGTTGGGGGTCGAGCCGATTTTATCGGCCACCGCCCGGCTGGCCTCAAACTCAAAACCGGCGGCGTCCTGGGCCTTTTTGTTGGCCGGGTTGGCCAGGGCGTTAATGACCCGCATGAAAGAATAGCTTTCCGCCTCTTTCTCGCTCAGGCCGATTTCCACGTCCTTGGTTTCAGCCGGTTTCATGCCCTTTTTGGCCAGCTCTTCCAGGACATAGTCGCGGAATTGGGCGGGGCTTTTGCCATCGCCTATGGCGTTAAGGGCTTCATTATCAAAGCCGTGTTTTTTGCCTATTGCCATGATGTCTTTTTTTTCGGTTTCAAACTGCTGCTGCATTTCAACACGTGCAGCCTTAGCCTCCGCCTCTTTTGCTGCCTTGGCCTCTGCTTCTTTTGCCGCTTTCTCTTCTGGTGTCATAGTATTTGTACCCTGTTGTTGTGGTAATTGGTGGCCGTTGTCGCTTTTGCCAACGCCAACGGTCTTATCTGCCGGGACGGAAACAAAAGAGATTTCAAAGGGTGCCCAGCTAATGCGGTACTTGTCGCCGGTTTCCTCGTTTGACTCTATAAGTTTCATATCCGTTATTTGATACCCGACGGAAATATTATGGCGTATCCCGTCGACGACGTCGTCAAAATATTCCTGGGCTGTTGCGCTTTTGCCGAAACGCACGACGGCCCGCCGCTTGCGGTCCTTATCAATCCAGGCTTTTTCTATTACGCCTTTGGTTTTGCTGTGGTTGTGCTGGTCCAGTAGCGGGGCAGTTCCGCCCGCCAGAAATTCAAGGTCGTATTCGCCTTTTTCGTGGCCTAATATCTCGATACCAAACCACCGGCGGTATTCATCCTCGGAAGAAAAAGCCGCCTCGACGGTGCGTTCATCTTCGTTGATAGCCGCCCGGTCCAGTTTCATAGTAAAGGCCCGGCTGTGTTTCTGGTTGGTAATTTCCTTGATCTTGTCGCGTGTCAGTTGATTCATTGCTTTGCTGTCTCCATTTTTTCTTTGGGCCAAAACGGCAATACAAAGCCTTCAGCCTCGGCTTTTTCGCGGGCTCGTTTGTTCTGCTCCATAACCTCGTCAAAGTCCATTCCCCGCTCCGCGCATACGTCGTAAATTGACTTGAAACCGCACTCGACGTCGTTTTTCGCTGCTTTGCTTTCCTTAAGCGGGTCGACCCATGACCAGCCTCGTGGCCGCCATATGGCCGCGTTGAATTTATCAATTTTGCCAAAAGGAAGGTTTATAGCATCGGTGAGCAAAGCATAAGAAAGCCAGGATTTATAAATAGGCTGGCATAAATGTTCGATCAGCCACGCTTGTAAATCCTGCCAGGTGTTGCGGTCTGTCAATTCGCCTTGGCGAATTGATGAATAGTTGACGCCTTCCAGGTCGTTGGCCAAGCTGTGATAAGAAACGCCCAACCCCGACGCGATACCGCGTAAAACGGCTTTTTCAAAGTCTGCAAAGGTGGAAACCGGGAATTGCGGGTCCCAGGGGGTAAAGTTGACGCCATCCGGTAGCTGCTCAAATGTGCCGGGCTCGGCCTCGGTGATGATGTCGTGGTCGTCCTCTTCGCCATCGACGTCCTCGCCTGTATAGGTGTCACCATCAGGGCTGGTGAAAAATCCCATCTTGCTGGCACCTAAACGGGATGCGACAACGTGGGCCTCTTCGTGGGCATCAATCTGCTTGAGCCTGGCTGCCGGGGTGGATGTTTCCGGCATTCCTCTTGATTGCCCAACCCGGTCGCCCCGGAACAAATGCAAAAATTCAGCGGCTGGGTAGGGCTTTGAAAAGCCGTCTTTGCCGGTAATCCAGTAATGTGTTACCCGGTCGCTGCCATCTCGCTGGACGCCCAGGCGGATAGAGCCGCCACTGCGCAACGTTTCGTTTTTGCTGATGTCCAGCTGATCGGCTTCAATTATTTGCAGGGCAAAGCCGTATTTGTTGTGTTTCCATGGGGCAACAAATTTTATCAGGATTTCGCCGTCGCGGGCCATGCCGTCGACAACCTGGTTTTGCACATCGCGCCAGGATTTGGTGCCGCACGTGGTGCAGCTGCCAACCTGGCCCCAATCCTTCCAGGCAAGTTCCAGCTTATCGTTGGCCCCTTTATCGTAGCCCTGGCCGTTGCTGTTCTTGGCCCGCACTTGGAGCCGGATTCCTTGGTGCCCTATAACGTTGGTTCGGATAAGTGAAAAAAAGCGTTTTGCGTAATCGTTATTGCGGGCCAGGTCCCTGGAGCGTGCCCTGGTTGTAACCAGGTTTCTAAAAATGGCTTCGTCGGCGGTAATGTCGGGCGCGGCCCACTCGCCGGTTAAGCGGCTGTTCGTCCCTGACGTATAGGCCCGCCGGGCTTTGCGCCTGGTCATTGGCTTATTATCGGCCATCTTGCTGGCAGTGCGGTTCTTGCCGCGGTGCTCCAGCCTGGTTGCCATATTGCCAAGTGTTGTATGTATCGCGTCACGAAAGGCCATTATCGCATAAACCTCACTTTAATTTTTGTGCCTGGCCGCTTACCCTCGCGTATCTGCTTTTTCCGGCGTTCGCTCACCACAACGGCCCGCTGCTTGTTGATCTGTTCGCGTAGCTCTGTAAGCTCCTTATCGGTGGTGGAAACGCTGCCGCCGGATTTTGATGCCAGGTGCCTGGCGGCCAGTGTGTCGTAAGTGTTCTCTAAACTTTCGAGCCGGCGTTCCGCTGGGGTCCTGGCGTCCATGCCGCCTGTGGCACTGGCAAAGTCGGGTGTTATTTCCACCGTGCCATAGGCCAAACTTTGCCGGTAGCCGTCCTTGGTTGCATACAGGGCGTAATTATAAACGCCGGGGGGCCAGGAAGCGGTTGTACTGCTGGCAATGCTGACCAAGTGGTCGTCACCGTCGGCGCTGGTGTTGATGGTTATTTGATTGGTTGCCTTGACTAGGACGTAAGACGCCGCCCAGCCATCGCTTGCATGATATAAAGGAAGCACCAGCCGCCAGTTTGCAGCATCACCGGCGGTTATCGCGGGGGGTATTTGGGTCAGTTCGTTTGTCATGCCCTGATGCTACCATGACATTTTTGTTCAAACCAAAAAAGGACACAAAAGGCACCAAAAAGGACATAAAAGGACGAAAAAGCCTCTTGACAAGGTTTTAATCGCATTCGTCCACTTCCATGCCTATATATTTCTGTGCCTGCTCTGCTATCCAGCGTTCCATATCCTGCGGCCGGGCCTTCCAGCCGCCTTTTCCTCCGATCTTCCAGGCGGGCAGGCCGTGATTTTCCACATAATAGGTGATCGCTTTCACCGGGATACCTACAGCCCGGCATATTTCGTTACGGTCCCGGTAGAGCAGAGGGGGCAGGTTGTTATCTCCAGCCATTTACCCATCCTTTTTTACGAGTGTTGCGGCGGGACGCCTTCTTGGTCGGCCTGGCGGGGGCAGGCTCTGTTTCTGTCGGCTCGGCGGCGGCAAATTCCATGCGCTGCTCTGCCATCACTCCGGCCATGCGGCTGTATCTCCGTTTCAGATAGGCAAAAGACGGGCTCAAAATGGCCAGGGCCACCATGTTGCCGACCCGCAGGTCAAGAGCCTCGTTCGGTGCGCTTTCATCTTTTTTCTGAAAGGTCATAAACTTTTTGCCTTTTTTGTAGGTCGTTTTCAGCTCTTCGTTAGCCAGCTGCTTGAAATAATCGCTACTCCGCCCCAAAGGAAAGTGGCAATAGCCGGGGCCTGGCTCTTCGAGCCGCAGCCGGGAAAACAAACTCTCTTTGGCTACCTCGGTACCAACCATATAAAGCAAAGTCCGCTTGCGCGGGCCTACTTTAGATGGCGTGTTTATCATAGGTTTCCATGGGGTGCTGTGGCCCTTGGTGGCATAGACGCGGTGCGGCTTGCGCTGCCGGGGCGTGGTGTATTTATACACGGCGGTGGACTTGAAGCCGGAATCGATACAGGTGCAGGCCACATTCAGGGGGATGCCGTCTTCCCGGGTAAAGTGTAGCCGGCGAAACTGCTCCAGCTCTTCCCATACTTCGTGGAATTCCGGGTTACCCTCGATCTTTTCGTATACCAACGACCAGCTTTCCTCACCTTCGCCCCAGCCGACAATCTCCAGCTCCAGCCGGGCATTCTTGCCGCCCTGCACATCCACCATCATGGTAATGCAGAGAATCTTGTTGGAAATAACGCCACCGCTCCAGTCTTCCAACCTGTCATCAAAGGCGGTTTCCTCAATAGACTGACCCTTGATGACCCATGTTTCACCCAACTTGGTATTGGTAAAGGTCTTCAGCTTGGAAAGATCGCCTTCCTTTTGCTTCTTACGGG